TCAGCTAGGGAGGATGCAGCTTTATCTCGGTTTTGTTGAATTTGCTTATCAGTAAGTTGAACTATTTGTTCTTCATCTAAAAGGAGTTTTTGAGCAATACTCTCTAATTTTCGATATTCTGAGGCTGCTTCTTTAGTAGCATCTCTTTGTTTACCTAATGATTTTTGAATTTCATCTAAGATATCCCTAGCACTAGCGTATTCACTGTTAAGTTGTTTTTGGTTATTTATATCCTTTTGACTAGCCACTAGATAATTTTGTTATAAATATTAAAAGGCATCATTTTTTTGATGCCTTCGTTATATATGTTGGGGGGGAGTTTTTAATATGTTTTAAATGTTCAGGTGTTTGGACTTTACCATCAGAATCCATTAATGTGGTTGAACCCCCAGATTTTCCTTGTGCTTTTTTCATTTGGGATGCTTCTTTATCATAATGTTCTCTCATTTTATTAAAGGTAAAATTCCTTAACCAAATGGGCATGTTGTATACAGTTAAATAATCATAACCGCCATTACCATGGAAGACTATCTCATGGATTTGGGAAAATAAAGAAACTCTATATTGAGGCGTCAGGCCAAAAAAACGTGACCCCAATAGGAAGGTCAATGGCCTCCTCTCCACTATTTAACTCTACTACAACCTTCAAATCAACATCAGGTTGTACTTTGTTAACATGTTTACGGAATGCCCTAGCATCAGATGCTAAGAAATAAGTATCTACAAATTCACGTACTATTTTTCTTTCACTATCACCATTAACTGATAAGATCATATGTTTCATTCGTGTAGAAACACTAGGATTAGAATTTTTGTCAATTTTCTTTAATCCCTTAAGCTCATCATTAATAGCTGTCTCATCCTTATGGGTTAAAAGTTTATATGTAATAATAGTTCCTGAATGTGGGAGTGTAAATGGGAATTCATTAATACCTTTAGTAATGTATTTTTCATCAAATTCTTTATTTTCTAATGTAGATAAATCAACACTTAATTTTTCCCCTTTAATTTCAAATTCATAATCTTTACCATATCCTAAAATACGGGCCGCAATCATAACTGCGTTTTTATCTCCTACTATAAGATCATTATAGTTAACTTTACTTACGATTAGAGATTTTAACAGTTTATCTAAAACTGTACCATTTTCAATATATGATTGGTTAGAAAGAATATCTTCTTCCTTTGCGGTCATATACTTCATTTCAATTTTACCCGAGGATAATGGGTTGTCTTCAGGATAAATTAAACCCTTTGAGGGTAATTCGATTATTTCTGTTGGGAATTTAAATTCGCTCATATAAATTTTATTTTGTTATAACTTAATTTCGTGTATACGTATTACAATATATTGTTTTTTATTTAATAGGATTTTGATTGTGTTTGTTTAACATCAAAGTTTTTATAAATTTTGTCTTCTAGTTTATCGACTCTACTATCAACATAACGAATAATTTCTTCATTTTCTCTATGTTGATTAATTTTAACTTTTTCAATAATATCTAAAGTTTTATTTTCTAAATTATTCATATCACCATAAATAGTTTCATCATATGACTTTAGATATTCAATTTGTTTATTTAATTCTTTAATTTGTTTACTATTCATAAACGTAACTATTACTACAACAATAGCTGTAGCAATACCTCCACCTAAAATAAATGCTAATTCTTCCATAATTTTTAAAATTTTTAAATGTTAAATAACTTCCCTTATAATGTTAATACTTAAATATACAAAAAGAGTTTTACTACTCCAAATTCCCTTGTTTTTTCTGTTTTCTTCTACACTTAAGGGGTTGGGTGTTGGTATGATGAAATAATCCACGACAAAAAGAGCTTGACTGTTTAAGTCAAGCTCCCCTTAAAGATATATTTTATTTTTATTAGAAATTTAACACACAATAATCAGGTTGAACCTCCAATGCAATGTTAATTGCTGTATCAGCACTATCCCAATCATAATCACCCCAGTTAATTGAGGTAATCAAGGCACCTTTAATGATCCATTCTGATACTACATCCCCTACAGGACCTAATACATTAAAAGTTAAATCTTTTTTATAAAAATCAGAATAACCATCTCTACCAGTTACGGATTCATGGTGTAATCTTAACCATTCAATTGCTGCTTGGGCACCTGAAGGGGTGATTGGATCAAATAGTGTAAATGATACGGGTCCCCAAGTAGTTTTACCTTTCACAAAACGTTGAACGTTTATATGATTTAAAGCTACGGTTCCTTGAGTTACACTAATACCACCCACTTTTTTAATTTCATATGATGGTATACCCTCAATATACATTATAAAGCGGTTTGCTTGTTTTGGCTCAAAAGCGGTGAAGAATATTTCATTGGGATTTAGTACTGCCATTTTATTTAATTTTGTTATAAATATCTATAATTTGGAAATAAACAATATGTTTTGTATATTTATTAACGTACCATCGTTTGAACCTAATATGGCTAAAAAAAGTTTACCACTTGATAAAAGAACATGCCCCAACTGCAATAATATGTTTGAAGTTAAACATTATAATAAAAAAACATTTTGTTGTGGGAAATGTGCTCAACATTATACTAAATCTAAGAATAGAGATTGGTTAGAAAAAAGAGATGAAACCAATTTAGATAAATTTGGTGTTAAATCCCCACTACAATCCCCCCAAGTATTACAAACATATAAAAATAATATGATCAAAAAATATGGTGTTGATAATCCATTTTTAGTAACAGAATTTAAGGAAAAGTCAGATAAATCAATTTTGGAAAAGTATGGGACTAAAGTAGCTTCTCAAAATAGTGAGATTTCTCATAAGATTTCAAAAACATTAAAGGGGAGGGTGATTGATAGAGAAAGATTTGTACACGTTAAATGGGAAAAATTAGAAGCATATCACCAACATTCTAAAATGAAACCTCTTTTTGATAGAGAATACTTAGAAGATAATAAATTAAACCATTCATTTAAGAATAAATTTAGGTTTGTTTGTGAAAACTGTAATAGTATTACAGAAGTATATTTAAGTAATGGATATTTACCATCGTGTGATTGCTCTAATTATAAAGGTTATTCTCTTATAGAAGATGAACTTAATGTGTTTTTAAATGAATTAGGAGTAGTTAACATATTAAATAATAGGAGGGATTTATTACCTAATAGGTTGGAAATTGATATTTATCTTCCTGATTATAATTTAGCTATTGAAGTTAATGGTGTATATTGGCATTCAGAATCTATGGGGAAGTATAAAAATTACCATTTATATAAAACTGAAGAATGTAATAAAGTTGGGGTTGAATTAATTCATATATTGGATTTTGAATGGATATTTAAAAAACCCCTTATTCAATCTATTATAATAAATAAATTAAAACTTAACATTAAAAAAATATTTGCCCGAAAATGTAAAATAAAAGTCATTGATAATGTAGTTTTAAAGGAATTTTTAAATTTAAATCATATTCAAGGTTATACTCATTCTCCTATTAATATAGGGTTATATTATCAAGATAATCTTATTTCAGTAATGACTTTTGGTAAAAATAGGTTTAAAAAATTATCTAATGAGTGGGAGATGATTAGGTTTTGTTCATTAAAAGGAATGAGTGTGGTAGGTGGTGCAAGTAGATTATTTAAATATTTTTTAAAAAATTATAACTCACAAAACTACAATATTATTAGTTTTGCAGATCGGAGATTTTTTAATGGTGGGTTGTATAAAGGGTTAGGATTTGAATTTGAAAGTAATACTAATCCTTCTTATATATATTGGAAGAATAATATTATTAAGAGTAGAATGTCATGTCAAAAACATAAATTAGAAAAACTTATTGAAATTTTTAACCCCGAATTAACCGAATATCAAAATATGATCAATAATGGTTGGAGAAGGGTGTGGGATTGTGGGAATATTAAATTTATATTTAGAGTATAAAGAAGGGAAGTGATGGTTTCTCCTAGATTATATTTTTAGAAATTTCCCCCAATGTATAATCATAGAAATATCCCTTTACATTTATTATATATATGTGTAAAGGGATATTAAACTAAAAGGGAATTTGAGCAAAATCTAACTAGGGAAAGTAGCTCCTGTTGGTAAAATGTTGAAATCTAAGTAAATATATTCAGCTGTTTTTGTTGGTTGGATATAAATCGCTCCTACTAATTGATTTCTATCAATTACATCCGCTGTATTATTACTATCATCCATTACTACTTTAAAAGCATACAAACCTTGACGTTGTTGAACACTTTCTAAATATGGATTTACTTGACTTAAGAATTGATTTCTTGTAGCAGATGAATTTTGTTCAAATACTAGATTATCTGATACTTGGGAGATATATCCTTTTAATTCAATTAATAATCTTCTTACATTTATTCTATCTAAAGCACTTGCTTGTGTTTGTAATGTTTTTTGTCCAAATACAACAACTCCCCTTCCTGGGAATGTTGCTATTGGGTTTACTTTACCTGTGTATAAAGTATCTCTATTAGCTTGTGTTAATTTACGTTCTGCTTGTCTTACATTTCCTAAACCACCTCTATTAATACCTGCAGGTGCAAACCATGCTTCTGATGTTCTGTCATTATTAGCAAAAACTCCTGGAATCATTGTTGAAGCCGGAACCCATACTAATTGTCCTGAATCTGGATCTGTAATTTGAACCCATGGCCAGTAAGAAGCTACATATGAACTATCTTTACTTGCTGCTGTTGAAACTGTAGTAGCTACAGTTTTATTATATCCTACAAGATCCATTACAACAATAGCATCTCCTCTATTTTCAGTATTTGAAATTAGTGAATTTAATGGTGTTTTTTGATCAGGATTTTCATAAATTAAACCTGGGGTTGTAATTATATTATATCTGTAATCATCTTTATTTGCTAATAAATTAAGAGCATCTATATAATTTCCTCCTACTAATCCTTGCGTATCAGCACTACTAATATTATCAT